TTATCGAGCAAGTCCTTTGTGAGAAGTTCCCTGACTGTCTTTTCTCTGAGATGATAAGCATGAATGATCCACTCTACCCCTTCAACTATTTCTAAAATTCCACAGTGACAAGCATAGATCCCATCTCTAAACAACAACATGTCTCCATTGTCTCGATCCTTCAGTGGAATCTGAATCCCAAAGATTTTAAAGTGATTGATAAAATGATCCCTATGGGTATTTCTTGGATAGTTGTTACAATGGTAGTCCATCAGTTTTAAATCATTTCCAACATTCAAAACTAAACCAGCACAATCTATTCCTCGCTTGGTTCTACCCTGGTGTCTCCAGGTAACATTAAGCCATGTTTTGGCTTCTACAATGATTTTATTCCTATCATCCTCGGACATCTGCAAACCTTTGAAAAGCATCTTGACCTGGTATGTAGGGCTCCCCTCGAAAGTTAATGGCATTCGCAAACTTGTTTACACAGGTGGTCAATCGTTTATCACAACCAGGATAGATCCGAACCTTAGAACCTGGTACAGCAACAAATGGAGGAGGGAGAAAGGATACAGAGCGTGAATCAGCTTGAGTCCAGGTCCGTATTTCATGAGACTTTCCAGTGTTGCTTGAACTTTCAAAAGTCATAGCTCCTTGGTCAAACCATCCATCAACTGCTCTAGCCTCACTCACAACAATTTCCAAGGTTCTGTTATCAATTAAATCTGAAACATAGGCATCCCTCATAAAGGCATCCCGAGCCGTAAGGGTAGCGGTTCCATCTACTGTCGTGTTTCCAATCGTTTCATCATAGACAGGTTGAGATACGGCTGTGAGTCCAGCTACCGTGACTTCGTATACTCTGTTTTCATAAATATCTTGAAAGGTATTCGTAGTCGTGGTTTCGTGAACCGTTAAGATTACATCGTCAAAGGCTGTATCTGCTTCACCTCCACTGATCCGAGTAAAGGATAAAGAGATTCTAATAGAACGGGTTAATGTTGGAATAGCGGTTCCTGTAAAACTACGTGTAACCCATGTGTCTTGTGGAGTAATAGCTTCAGAAGTTGTGTCTAAAGGTGTACTAATAGTTAGACCTGCTGCATCTCTAAACTGAACGATTACTCTCCCTTCATCTAAGACGGTTGTTTGATTTGCTCTCCTGATTGAAAAATCTGCTGTTGCATTTCCAGCATCGACTTCAGCAAGGTCTATCCCAAGGCTTTCTAAAGTAACACTCTGTTCTAATGACCCACTGGCTGTATTTCCACCAGCGAGAAATAAACTTCCTTCATCTGGACTTAACCCTTGATCTGATGCAAATAGATTCCAGGTTCCACTAACAACAGTCCATCCTTCAATCGTTGTTTGAGCCAACCCTGCTATTTCATTTTCAAAGCCCATGTTGAGCCCTAAGCCCAACCAATCAATACCCGTTAAAGACTTCGTAGGAACTCTGTAGAACTCTCCTACTGCTATCGTTTGTTCTCTGCCCAATACATCAGGGAAGATAGGAATTTTACATTTGGTATCTCCCAGATCAGCCCGACATTCGGCTGTGTACATCTCCACCATGTTCTGTGACAGGGCTTGAGCCATACCCCTAAGCTCTGCCTTATAAAACCCTTGTGGAGTGTACGCTACTTCTCCAAGTCTTCCCCTTCTCAGTTTTATAATTCCATCAGCAATATCTGTATAATTAATGACCATCATTTTTATTTCTGCATAATCAAAGAGCCCTACCCGTAACTCATCTTCATCGAGTTGGTTGCCATCAAAGACACCTTCAACATCAATGTTATCCACAGACAACCCTACTTGATTGGCTACGGCTGTTCTCTTATACCCACTGGCAGCTAGATATATATCACCACTTGAAACAGGCCATTCAATATCTTCATCATGGTCTGTGAAGAAGAACTGTGTTCCATCCGTTCTGGTGAGTTGCCAGAGCGTAGCTAGACTGGTCACTGTGAGGTTGATATGGGTAGTCATCCCACCAGAGATTGACTTCATTATTCGTCCTTCACTTCCACAATCGGTATCTGTGGCATAGAACCTGTATCAAATGTTTCAACACTAATATCTAATTTGTCAGTATCAAACCGTACTGGTACATCAAACTCACCAGTCAACACCACATCTTGAGTGGATGTAGCAGCATGGGTAGATCCAAGTGTGACTATGCCTGTGAGACTGTTAATGGAAACTTCTGTAGCACTAGGAGCAGTATCATAGACCACTGTTTGACCTACAGCATTCACAGTCACAACCCAACCACTCGCTTGAGGCTTGGTGATGTTTCTATCAAAATTAATACCACCAGAAGAATATCGTTTGAACATTTGAAATGTCGCTGTGACTCCATCGGTGGTAAACATATTTCCAGCCGTGATTTCAAAATCAGACCAATCTTTGAACCTGAAAGAATGTGCCATCCCTTGTCGAGCATAGAAAAATTCAATGACTACTTTAAAGTCTTCTTTAGACTGTATGCCATATCCTATATCCCAATCACCTTTCGTTGTAGCCCAATCTATATTTCTTTTCTCCAGTCCTCCTCCGAGAATCAGGATGGTGGTTTTAAACATAGGACCACCTTGAGCCCCACGTTCGACATCCTCTGCAATTCGTACATCATGGAAAGCCATATTAATTATTCCTTGCGTTTGCTCTTTGGAGTGTGGCTTGAGTTTTAGCTAGAATCTGCTGCTGGCTTCTTTGGAAACTATCAGCATCAGGGGTAGAGATATTAAAGTTGATCGTATTGGCTCTTTGGTTTCTCGATCCTGGTCTATTTACCTCCACTTCCTCACCAGGAGTAGCTTTAAAGGCGACTAATTGGGAATCAGGACCACCAGACCCACCTACCTTAAATCTCCCCCCATTTTGGAATCCTTGGAGGAAAGAATCGAGTAAGACTCCTCCCTGTCCTCCAGTTCCAAAGAACCCTCCATCATCAAACAAACTGGAGGCTCCAGAGAATGCACTAACTAAACCACTTTCCCCTGTTCCAGCTTGACCAGCAGCAGGAGCAGCAGGTCCGAATAGTCCTGCAATAGGAGCCGTGATAGCCTGTCTGACAGCCAAACGGATTAGGTCTGCCTCGATACTATCTATTAAGGATCTAAAATCAACCTTTCCTGTTTGGACAAACGATACCAAAGCATCTTCAGCCGATTGAAACGCATTGACCAAAGTAGACTCAGCCAAACTTGCAATATCAGTGAACTGTTCAGAAATACTCAGTAGTCCCTTTTTTAACCCACCTTCTAAAGTCCTATCTGTTTCCAAGGAGGCTTTCTGAGCAGCTAGTAAAGACTGTTGGTACTGATCAACAGTAATCTTTCCATCAATCCACAGTTGATTTAATGCTGCTTGGGTCTTCACCAATTCCATTTGTGGAGCCTGAATCTGATCTAGGATCTCAGCTTGTTTTGATAAAGACTGATTGAGAATTAATAAGGCTGTTGCCTGTTTCCGTTCTTCAACAGTCAGTTCTCGTTTCAATCGTTTTTCTAATCGTAAGAGAACTTGCCCTCGTTCTCGTTCGTCTGCATTCAACTCAAGTAGACGATTCTCTTCTTTCAACTCCCTGATAAATGACGCAAACTTCACAACACTTTTGTCTACTTTAGGCTTAACAATGTTTGGTCCAGTGACAGCTAATTGACTTTCAGCAAATGCTTCTGAGGCTTTATCAACAATAGCCTGTCCCAATCGTTCCTGTGTAGCTCCAGCTACTTCTCCACCAAACGCTTCTTTAGCTGTATTTAGTAATTTGTCAAAAACGGTATCAGCATTAAACCCTGCTAAAAACCCATCTGCAAACTTGCTTCCTATATCTGATGCTGCTCCTTCAAATGGATTCTCAAACCTGTCTAATGATACTTCTGGTCGTGCTTCTTTCCCTAAAAATTCACGAACAGCATTGATTGGAATATCAAGTTGTCGTATGGCAAACTCGACAAACGTAATCAGGCTGTTGATAGTCCGAAAGAAAATATCTCCAATGGCCTTAGCTACTGTGACAACAGCAACAACTAAACCTTGAAGAATTTTGATAAAGCTATTAATAATACTTCCAAAGACTTTTAGAGTATCGAAGGCTACTTTCCCTATACCTTTGTTTCCTCCAGAAAAGGCTTTAAAGAACTTATCAAGGGCTGTTCCACCTATATCCACCAGTTTACCAAGACCTCGAAATGTTCCTGTTAAAATATCCGAGAATGTCGTTACCGTTTCTGTTCCATCTTCAAAGGTTGTGGTAAAGACATTGATCTTATCAGCAAACACCACAGCCAAACTAATCAGTGTGGTTAAGATAACAATTAAGGCTCCTAGTGGATTAGCAATAATCGCAAGCGTTAAGCCTTTGACTGCTGCTGTGACAAATCCAATGATAGTAGGTAAGGCTAGAAGTAATCCGGTAATCCCTGCTGCACCAAGTAATCGAAAAATTGTTTCCATGTGTTTAGCAAGAAAGATCATGGATCTAGCGAAGCCTACACTCAGTCCTGAGGCTGTAGCTAAATTTCCAGAAAAGAAAGTAATAGCATTACTCAGCTTTATGAAGGCTTGACCAATGGTAGGAATGGTGTCAGCAAATCGTCTTTCTAATTCTTCTCGTGCATTTTTGAAGGCTTTCAGAACTACTTCACCTGTGATCTTTCCTGCTTTACCAAAAAGCCTCAACTCTCCTCTTGTGATTTTCAACTCTCGTGCAATCACATCAGCCACCAAAGGTAACTGTTCCAAGACTGATCGTAATTCATCACCAGACAGCCGATTAGAAGCCAACCCTTGAGATAACTGTCGTACAGCTTGGGTTGCTTCAATGGCTCCTGCACCAGAGAGAATAACGGCTTGATTCAAACTCTTCGTGAATTCCAGGGTTTCCTTTTGTGATATACCCAAGGCTTTCACAGACAGAGCGACACGAGAAAATAGATCACCTGTAGCTCCAAACGATGAACGAGTCTCTTGAGAAATGGCAAACAGTTTTTTGGTGACTAAGGTAAGTTGGGCTGTACTACCTGTGACTAATTTTAAACGGTTTTGCAGATTGGTGAATTGATCCACCATCTGTATAAGTTCACGAATCAGTAGGGCTCCACCTAACAGCCCAAGGGTTCGTCTTAGGAGTTGAACAGCCTTGCCAGTTTGAGTAGCAGATTTACCAATCTGATTCAGGTTCCGTTGAACAACCTTGGAACCTCTCTCAGTGACAATAATTTCTATTCGTTCAGTAGCCATTAAACTTTCCTACAAGCTGGTCCTACAACCTCTGCCTGTTTTAAACTTCTGATCCCTTCCATTATAGCCTTTTGAACAAAGTTAGCCGGAGCTTGATCAGAAGAACCGTTGTTTAATTTTTCAATATAGGAGGTGTTATTCTGAAGATAGATAGTATCTCCAGGTTTCCTAGATTTTAACGTATTGTTGGCTTGAGATAAAGC